AATATTGTGGCTAAAGCTACAGTTGAAGAAACATTTGAGAAAGATGTTGCTATCTATGACTTGAATGAGTTTCTTGCTTGCATGTCTCTATTTACAAATCTGGATTTAGATTTTCAAGATAATTTTGTTGTGATGAAAGGCGAGACTAACAACTCATTAAAATATTGGTATAGTGATCCATCCGTAGTTACAACAGTAACTAAAGAAATTACAATGCCAGAATGTGAAGTTAACTTTACTCTATCAACTGAACAATTATCTGAGATTAATAGGGCAGCTGCAAGTATCAATGCGCCTGATATGGTACTGGAAGGTGGTAATCTTAGAGTTACTGATAAGAAAAATGACACTGCTAATGCATATCATGCAGAAATTTTCGATGAAGAATCAGATGCTGTTGATTACAAGTTCTGGTTCAAGGTTGAGAATCTAAGGCTTATGTCTGGAACATATGATGTCAATGTGTCTTCTAATAAGATCAGTAACTTTAAAAATGCAAATTTTGACATTGAATATTTTATTGCTCTTGAACCAGAATCATATTACGGTTGAGGTGAGGAATGGAAGATTTTTTATGGGTAGAGAAGTATCGACCTAAAACAATTGAGGAGTGTGTGCTACCAGATGCGCTGAAACAAACGCTATCAGAGTTTATCTCTAAAGGTGATATACCAAATCTAATTCTGTCTGGTGGACCCGGCGTTGGCAAAACAACTGCTGCTAAAGCCATGCTAGATGAACTTGGTTTAACTTATATGTTTATCAATGGTTCTGAGGAGTCAGGTATTGATGTTCTCAGAACCAAGATTAAGAACTTTGCTTCCACTGTGTCTCTGCATGGTGGTCGCAAATATCTTATTCTGGATGAGGCAGACTATCTAAATCCACAATCAACACAGCCTGCGCTGCGTGGGTTCATTGAAGAGTTTCACAAGAACTGTGGGTTCATTCTAACCTGTAACTACAAGAATCGTTTGATACCACCACTACATTCTCGTTGTAGTGTAGTGGATTTTACAGTTCCAAAATCAGAGAAGAAGGAACTGGCTGAACAATTCTTCAGAAGGGTTATGAATGTTCTCGTTGTAGAGGATATCAAATTTGAACCTAAAGCAGTTGCAGAGGTTATTAACAAGTTCTTTCCAGATTGGAGAAGGGTTCTAAATGAGCTTCAAAGATACTCTGTGTCTGGCAGAATTGATGCTGGAATATTGGTAGATATTTCAGAGGTAAATATAAAAGAACTTATGCAGTCTATGAAACAGAAGGAGTTTACTAATGTTCGCAAATGGATTGTCAACAATATTGACAATGATCCTACTCGTTTGTTCCGCCGTCTTTACGACAACTTGTACGATTATATGGATGGTTCTAGTATTCCCCATGTTGTTGTTATTCTGGGTGAGTATCAGTATAAAGCAGCGTTTGTTGCAGATCAAGAAATCAACATGCTTGCTTGCCTAACAGAGATTATGTCCAGAGGTAAATTTAAATGACTGATATTTATGATGATGTATTAGAAACACATATTGCAGAATTAATTCATATGCAAATGAAGGAAGTCTACTGGCAATATGATTACCATTCTCAAAACGGGCAAGTAAACAAGCACTGGCATGTTCTGGGTGGCCACGATGACGATGAAGTTATTAAGAATGGATATGAGTGGCTTTTACCTATTTGGAATACATCCATTAAAAAGTATAACTTTGAAGACAAATATAAAGTCAATAGATATAAACGACTATACATGAATGCTCATACTCATGGCATTGAACCTCATATACATAAAGATGAGGGTGATTTCACCATGATTTACTACCCAAGATTAGATTGGAGAATGTCTTGGCAAGGTGGTACTTTAGTTGACGGAGAACTAATCCCGTATGTTGGAAATAGATTAATAGTATTTCCTGCTAAAAATCCACATCAAGCACAAGCAGTTTGTAGAGAGTGCTATGAGTTGCGTAGTGTGGTTGTATTTAAAACATCTATTATGGGGCAGTAGTATGGTTGATATTTATGATGATATTTTAAATGAAAAGGATGCTAAATTCATTCACAACGAAATGTCATCAATACATATGTTATGGAAATATTATCATAATTCTGTTGGTGATAAAGAGCAGTTTCATTTAAATAGAAATCTTGGCAATACAGATGAAGAAATAGAAAAAAATAAATTTGGTTGGATTTTTCCTATGTGGGAAAATTTGATGTATTATGGTAAGTTACGAGAGAAGTATAATATAGAAACATATCGCAGAATTTACTTTAATGCCCATGTATATGGTATGGAACCTCTAAGGCATAAAGATGATGGTGATTTCACCATGATTTACTACCCAAGATTAGATTGGAAAAAAGAATGGGGTGGTGGAACTGCGGTGTGGAAAGATGAAGATGGTGCGGCAAAACTTGCTGATTATAAAGGGAATCGTTTAATAGTATTCCCTGCTAGAAATTATCATCAAGCACAACCAGTTTCTAGAGAGTGCCAACAATTAAGACCAGTCATAGTATTTAAAACTTTTTTAATTGGTAATAAGCAAAATATCTTAGAGGACTATTTAAAAGAACTCGGTTGTCATAAAGTATATCACGGTAAGGGCAAAAAATATACATTGTTTGATCATTTATATAGTGTCTCTAAACAATTAAAAAATAATGATGCTCCACAGTATCTTCAAGATGCTGGACTGTTTCATTCTGTATATGGAACAACTTATTTTAAACCTAAAATGACACAAGACAGAGAGGTTGTTCGTTCTTTGATAGGAGATAAAGCAGAAAATCTTGTATATTTATTTTGTAATATGAAACATCCAAGGAAAGAAAATATAGAGTTAATTAAAGATGATGAAGTAAGAGAAGATTTATTAAATATTGAAAGAGCGAATGCAGCTGCCATAAAAAAACAAAAGCATATGCAATCTTTTTTCCCAACAGTAGAGGTAATTGATGATGACTAAATTTGAAACGGTTGGAACTGCCATGAGGATGAAAGGTGTTAAACTAAGTATGGAAGAACTTCATCTTGCATATCTGTTTGACAAACTAAGAAATAATTTTGGTTTTCTGGAGAGTGTAAGAACCCAAATACCTGTCAATGGTTCTGGGGAAACTATGCCTATGTATACCTATCCTTGTTACGAGTATTTAAACTCTATGAACTGGGAAGGTGCAGATGTGTTTGAGTATGGAACTGGTTTTTCTACTATATGGTGGAAAAATCATGGTGCTAATTTATATGGCGTAGAGCATAATAAAAATTGGTATGAAAAGATTAATGGTTCGAGTACTCACATTAAAACTCGCCAGCAACTTGGATATATCACGCTTGAAAATAATATAGATAATTATCCCACCACTATTAATATTTTTGATAAGCAGTTTGACGTTGTTGTTATAGATGGACTTGCAAGATATGAATGTGTAGAACCGGCAGTATCAAATCTAAAACCGGGTGGTATAGTCATATTTGATAATTCAGATTGGCATAGTAATACAAAAGAATTACTAGACACAAAAGATTTGATCCCTATTCATTTTCATGGTTTCAAACATACACATGTGGATAGCCAAACCACTTCTATCTATATGCACAAGGAGTTCTCAAGAAAAGCTAAGAGTATTATTCCTATGGGTGGAACTAAAAGGACACCACATATGACAGATAAGCCCAAAGGTTATCAACCAAAAGTTGGTGAGATAATGCAAGGCAGACCAGAAGAATTAGAATACAAACAATAATTCTTCTTGACAACCGCATTCCTGTGTATTATAAATAAATAGAGTTATTTGTATTACATGGAGAAAGCGGTTGTCACTTACAAAATATCTTCATCAAGTAAAGCCGAGAGAGGAATCCTATGTCAATCATGTGGACAGGGTTCAAGATTTATTGATTGAAAGTAGAGCCTCTGATAAATATGAAAAAGATGTGGCTATCGCTCTTGATAAAATAAACGGTGTAACTGCTGAAAGACCTAAAGTTTCAACAGCATATGCAGATATCAAAGTTACGGCACAGAATGGTAATACTTCTTGGGTAGAAGTTAAGATGAATCATACAGATAATCTTAGTAACCCTAGAGTATTTTTTGATGGTAAAAAGTGGGATACTACATATACCACATCTGCTGCCACAAGGTCTGTAGAATTATTAAATAAATCCGACCAAACTAAAGATTTTCTTGAAGCAATTTCAAAATTCTCTGGAATAAAAAACCCCAAGATACCAACGACAAAGAGTGGATTAAAAGATAAGGATGCTGTTCCCCTAGAGGTTATGAGAGAGTATTTTTCTCAACCGGGAATTAATAGATACATCATGACTGAACCTGATGTTAATTTGGGTGAGGTAATAACAGATCATTATTTAAAAGGCAAAGCAGAGCCAGCATATTATATGCAAGCCGCTGATGACTTTTATATGATTGGTAGGTCAAATCCTTTAAAATTAAATAAAAATATTCCTTTGCTATCTGGGGCTGGTCCATTTAGAATAAGGATTGCAACAAGATCGGCATATTATGAGGTTCAAGCAGAATTGAAAATTCAAGAGATGCCACAAAGCAGATATTCAATAATGCCAAATACTAAAAAAACAAATCCTTTTAAGAGATGAAGAATGATTAGTTTCAAAGAAATGCTCACAGAGGACAAGGCAGGAAAAAACCTTCACCTTGAACACCTAGAGGATGAAATCCTTAACTTTGGTGTTGATGGTGGACGTGCTGCTATTAACTTCCTACGCTCATTGAGAGACATGCTTGCTGGTTCAAGTCGCAGTTCTGTCAACATGACAGTGAAGTGGGATGGTGCCCCTGCTATATTCGCAGGGATAGACCCAGAAGATGATAAGTTTTTCGTTGCAAAGAAGTCAGTATTCAACGTGAATCCAAAGTTATATAAGACTGAAGGAGAAATAGATGATGATTTATCCGGCACCCTCAATTCTAAATTTAAAGTCGCATTACAAGAGTTTTCAAAATTGGGAATTACGGGCGTACTTCAAGGTGATCTTATGTTCACTGATGATCTCGAAAAAAGCACGATTGATGGGGAAAAATACTATACTTTTCAGCCTAACACTATCGTTTATGCTGCACCTGTTAATAGCGATATTGGTCGTATTTTCAATACCGCAAAGGTTGGTATAGTTTGGCATACCACATATAAAGGAAGTTCTCTTCCTGATATGAAAGCATCTTTTGGTGCAGATATATCAAAGCTCACTAAGACAAGTTCTGTATGGATGGATGATGCAACATATAAGGATGTATCTGGTAAAGCTACATTCACAGAGAAAGAAACTGAATCAGTCACTGCAATACTATCACAAACTGGTAAAACTTTCAATAAGATTAACGGACCCAAACTAAGAGCATTCCTCAAACTACAGGACAGTATGACAGGAACTCTTGTCGGTGCATCTCTCAAGACATATAACAATAGTAAGGTTCGTGCTGGAGAAAAGATTACTAATCCTGCCGCACATGCGAAGGGTTATGAGAAGTGGGTATTTGCTTCCATCCAGAAACAGATTGACAAGGCAAAGAGCGATAAGGGTAAGAAGAAATATACAGATATGCAAAAGGAATATGTGAGAGAAGTAAAGAGACACGCTGTTAATTTAGTACAAGTTATTACCTTTCAGAACCTATTAGTTGATGCAAAGTCACAGATTGTAAATAAACTAAATAGTGTGAAGGGATTGACAGATACGTTTATTCGTACTGGTAATGGATATAAAGTGACAAATCCCGAAGGTTATGTTGCTATTGATAGGGTTAGTGGAGATGCTGTTAAACTTGTAGACCGTATGGAGTTCTCGTTTAACAACTTCACAGCAGTAAAGGCATGGGATAAATGAAAACATTTTCAGAACACTCAGATTTAGAAGAGTATAAAAAGACAGCAGATATTACTCAACGTAGAAAACAAGCTCGGCGTATGAGATTATTGTCAAAACAATCTGGCTTTAAAATGAAAAAGAAACGAACTCTTATGAAAGTGAGAGATGTTGGGAAAATTACCAAATCAGCAAAAAAACAAACAATCAAAATGTTTAGGAATAAGCTTTATCCAAACTATAATGATATGAGCATTAGTGCAAAAGTAAAAGCTGACCAAATTGTAATGCAGAGATTTGGTCAAAAAATTGATAAGATAGCAAAGAGAACGGCAATGAAACTTAGGGCAGCAGAGCCTGAGAGAGTTAAGAAATTTAGAGCTTCACAACAGGCGGCTGACAAATGAAGAAGTTTAGTGAGTTAATGGAAAAAAGTGGTGATACAGCTGTATTCACTTTTGGACGCCTAAATCCTCCAACCACTGGTCACGGCAAGTTAATTGATGCTATGGCTAGAGAACAAGGTAAGAATGTTGGTTCCAAGATGCATGTCTTTGTTTCTCATTCACAAGATGCTAAAAAGAATCCTCTAGACTACAAGAGAAAAGTTGCATACATCAGAAAAATGTTTCCGAAGTATGCCAAGAATATTCTCACAGAT